ATTACAAAACAATCCACTAAAAAAGACATGTATGCATATATCCAAGCTTGGGAAAACGAATTACAAACACTAACGTATATAACAGATTATAAATAAATAAAATTAATGGAAACAAAAAAGTGTAATGGTTGTAAGTTAGATTTAAGCCTAGACAACTACACTAAGAGCCCTAGGAATAAAGGAGGATTAAAAACTAATTGTAAAAAATGCAGGTACGACAAAAGTCTTAAACATACTAAAAACAAATTAGGTTTGCTAGATTACTTTATAGTTTATTATATTCCAAGTGCTCACTACGTAGGTATAACTAATCAACCTAAAGCAAGAATGAAACACCACAAGAAACACGGTAGAGATACTGCAAACTGGAGAGTTTTGTTTTGCTCAGAGGATAGGCACGAAGCCAGACTAATGGAGAACAGATACCACGATATGGGATTTGAAGGACTAAATATTAATTGTTAAAAAATAAATAAAATATGGGATTATTTGATCACCGAGTTGCATACAAGCCATTTGAATTTCCTGAATACTACACTGAAGGTTGGCTTAAACAAGCTCAGGCTTTTTGGTTACATACAGAAATATCAATGCAAAGCGATATTAAAGATTGGAAAGAAAAGCTGAACGAAAAAGAGAAACACTTAGTGGGTAATATACTACTAGGTTTTGCACAGACTGAATGCGCTGTGTCTGATTACTGGACACAAAAAGTTGTTGGCTGGTTTCCTAAACACGAGATACAACAAATGGCAATGATGTTTGGATCACAAGAAACAATTCATGCCGTTGCTTATAGTTATTTAAACGAAACATTAAAACTAGAAGATTATGAAGCTTTTTTACATGAGCCAGCTACTGCTGAGCGTTTCAATAATTTAGTTGCTTATAGCGGAAGCTCTCATACGGGTATTGCTAAATCGTTGGCGGTGTTCAGTGCGTTTGCTGAAGGTGTCTCTCTTTATAGTGCTTTTGCTGTATTGTATTCTTTTCAATTGCGTAATTTACTTAAAGGAATAGGGCAGCAAATGAAATGGTCTGTAAGAGATGAATCATTACATAGTAAAATGGGTTGTCAGTTATTTAGACATATGTGCGAAGAGGATAATCAATTGCTAGAACTTTGCCGCGAGGACATCATTAAGTCAGCCGAGGCGATGGTTAAATTAGAAACTAATTACATTACTAAAATGTTTGAAATGGGTGACATAGAGGGCATCTCAGCAAACGATTTAAAACACTTTATAAAGAAAAGATCAAATGAAAAACTTGTTGAACTCGGGTATATTGACCTGGGAAATTATTTCGCGTATGACACTCAAGCAGCAGCTAATCTTGATTGGTTTTATCATCTTACCGGGGGCGTCACTCATACTGATTTCTTTGCTATTCGTCCAACGGATTACTCAAAAGCGGGCGAGGATGAAGACTACGAAGACATTTGGTAGTGATTTAATAGTAGAAGTTACTAACGAAGAAATATATAACGATTTAAATAATTATTAGATGAGTAAAGAAAAACAAAGTAGAGCAGATTTAGCAGAAAAAAAGATTCAAGCGTTAATACAGGTAGTACAAAGAATACTAGATGAAAATGCTTATCTTAAAGATCTAGCAGTAGGCACATTAGAAACAGTTAAACTAATGCCTGGCTATGAAAAAGCTATTGAAGATTTAAAAGTAAAAATAGAAAGCGAAAAAGAAGTTGAAGAGAAAAAATTAGAACTATAATATGTGGAATAATGACTGGAAAAAAGGAGAAGATTACCCTACGTGGGGTGATAACGACGTATACAAGAAGACAATATCCGGGGGATATTTATATAACGGAGAAACGCCTAGAGAAGCATACGTTCGCGTCTCTGATACGGTTGCTAAAAGGTTATATAAACCAGAAATGGCTAATACGTTCTTTGATTACATTTGGAATGGCTGGCTTTGCTTGGCTTCTCCTGTATTATCAAACACGGGAACCGATAGGGGCCTTCCTATTAGCTGTTTTGGTATTGACGTGGCGGACTCAATTCAAGACATAGGAACTAAAAATTTAGAAATGATGTTGCTCGCTAAGCATGGCGGTGGAGTTGGCGTTGGTATTAATCAAATTAGACCCGCTGGCGCAAAAATTACAGGTAATGGAACATCAGATGGAGTTGTACCCTTCGTTAAAATTTATGATTCAACAATACTCGCGACTAATCAAGGATCTGTCAGAAGAGGAGCTGCTTCCGTTAACATTAACATTGAGCACAATGATTTCGAAGACTGGCTTGAAATTAGAGAGCCAAAAGGAGATGTTAACAGACAGTCGCTTAACTTACATCAATGCGCAATTATTGGTGATAAATTTATGCGTAAGCTTGAACAAGGCAATGCTGAAGCTAGAAATCGATGGAGTAAACTTCTTAGAAAGCGAAAAGCAACTGGAGAACCGTATATTATGTTTAAAGGAAATGTTAATAAATCAAACCCTGCAGCATATAAACAAAACGGATTAAAAGTTCATATGACTAATATATGTTCTGAAATAACATTACACACCGATGAGAATCACAGCTTTGTCTGTTGCTTATCATCATTAAATTTAGCTAAATATGAAGAATGGAAAGACACTAACCTTATACATGACTCCGTATGGTTTCTTGATGGAGTTATGGAAGAATTTATCCAGCGTGCAAAAGGGCTTAGGGGATTCGAAAACTCTATTCGCTCTGCGCAAAAAGGGAGAGCACTGGGCTTGGGAACGCTTGGATGGCACACGTACTTACAAAACAAGGGCATTCCTTTCGAAGGTTTATTGGCTCAGTTTGAAACTAGGAAAATTTTCTCACAGATTAAAATTGAGAGTGAAAGAGCTTCAATGGCTCTTGCCGAAATTTATGGTGAGCCATTATGGTGCGTGGGTACTGGTATGCGCAACACCCATCTTCGTGCTGTTGCTCCCACTGTTTCTAATAGTAAGCTTAGTGGTAATGTTTCGCCGGGAATAGAACCTTGGGCTGCTAATGTTTTTACAGAGCAAGGATCAAATGGTACGTTTATAAGAAAGAATCCTACATTAGTTAAGTTGCTGCGTAAGCATAAATTAAATAATGAAACAATATGGAGTAAAATATTAGCTGATGGTGGTTCTGTTCAGGATATATTAGAGCTTGATAACATTACTATTGGTGCTCATAATATTCCAGCTAAAGAAGTTTTTAAAACGTTTAAAGAGATTAATCAATTAGAGTTAATTAACCAAGCAGGTTTAAGACAACAATATATAGATCAATCAGTTAGTTTAAACTTAGCTTTTCCTTCTACTGCTACGCCTAAATGGTTAAACAAAGTTCATTATGAAGCATGGAAGAAAGGTATTAAAACTTTATACTATACTAGAACTGAAAGTGTTTTGCGTGGGGATATTGCTGCTGCTGCAATGGAAGAGGGCTGTAACATGTGCGACGGGTAGCCGATGGTTAAGTTTAAGGTTTTGTACGTAATAATATAGTTATGGATATATACTTTTACAGAACGAACAACATAATTAACGGTAATTTTTACTATGGCTCTCACGAGTGCAAGGGAAGATCTTATATAGGATCTGGCATTGCCTTAAAGAGAGCTGTGGCAAAATATGGATTAGAAAACTTTGATCATACAATATTAAAGCGATTTAAAACAAGAGAAGAGGCTTTTGCTTACGAAGACAGATTTTTAAAACTGTACAAAATATCTTCACTAAAGAACTCTTATAATATAAAGGACAGTGGAGAAGGTGGTGATACTTTTACAAACAGTCCTAATAAAGAAGAGAGACGACTAGCTATGTCTGAGATTCAAAAAAAGAGACTTGAATGTCCTGACGAGAGGGCTAAATGTAACGCATTTAAGGACGTTTCTACTGAAAGACTAACTTATCTTAAAGAAACTTGGTCTAAAGCCTCTACAGGTCATCTAAATGGACGAGCTAGAGAGGTATATGCTAATGGAAATAAGTATGATACTATAGAAGAAGCCGCTATAGGAGAAGGATTAACTAGACAACAAGTTAAGTACAGATTAGCAATAGATACTTATCCAGAGTTCTATTGACGGGTAGAGTGTTATATAAATGTGTATTAATTAAAAAAAGGGCTCTCATTACGAGGGCCCTTCTTGGTTACAGGAATTTTTGGGTATGGTACGCCCAGTTAGTTATTCCTTATTTCTTTTTAGTGTGACCGTATCCTTTTTCTTTTAATGCTAAATGCTCTTTCATAGTTTTAACAAACTTAACTACTCCTCCTGAACCAAACATTTTGTGTGGTTTAAAATCTTTAGAATCAGATTTCATTTTAGGACCTTTTGATCTTGCTTTTTGAGCAGCTGTAGGACCTGACCCAGCACCTTTCATTTTTGCATTAGCCACTGATCCAGCTATTTTTTTTGCGGCAGTTTCTGACTTGCCTTCTTTTACTAATTTTTTTACTAATGATTCGAAACTCATAATTATTTATTTTTTTTAAATCTACTTACTCTTCCTTTAGTATTTTTTTCTTTTTGTGCAGCTCTTAACTCGCTCTTTGTCAACTCACTATATGTAGTAGCTGTTTTCTTAT